ATTTCCTCAATCATTAACTGTTGTAATGTTTTTGGATTTGCAGAATTTGCATTTTGTGGACTAAGATACTTGGCAGTAATACCCATATCTCTTGCTGCTCCAGAAGTAATTAATCTTTGAGCTTCTTCCTGTAACTTTTCAGGATACTTTAATGATTCTACTAAACTAGGTTGATCTACAAAAGAAGGTTTTGGAATAAATGGTTGAACAACTGTAGTTGCATCAGATACGTTACCTCTTGGAACATTTCTTTCAATAGGCTGTAGTGGCTTAACATTTTTAGATGCAGCTACTATATTTTCTTTTGCCTTTTGTCTTCCAGGAGCTTCTTGTACTACAGGACTACCTACAGGTTTACCTTCACCATAATTAAGTTTTTGTAATGTCATGGTATCAGTTACTGGAGCGCCAGATGTAAATGTCCAATTTCCATTTGCTGGATTCTTTACATATTGATTACCATTTAATTCTACAACACCACCACCTTGATATTTTTGATTTTTTGCATCTTGAAACTTATTATACTGTTGTTTTAAATTTACAACATCACTTACAACTGAGAATGGAGCTAATTTAGTTCTAGGACTTTTTAAAGGAGACAATATATCACTAATAACACTAATTTGATTGCTTTGATTATTAGGATCTTTTGTGTAATCATAGGCATCAGATGCATTTAATAAATAGTTTATACCTGTTTGAACTGGCTCAGGCATAAAATATTTACCTATTGTAAGCATTGAATTTCCAATAGATTCAACTTGATCTAATCTTGGTGTGTTCTTTAATTTTTCTTTATTTTGTGCTTCTAAATTCACTATCTCTTTAAAAATCTCAGCTCTCTCAGACATATCAGATATATTTGAAGGTCCTTGGCCATCATTTTGAGAATCAAAATATTGTAGTTTTTTTCTTAACGCATTTAGTTTCTGAAGTGTAGGATCAACTTTTGGTTTATTAGTAACTCTAATTGCAGGATACTCCTGCACATATTGTGCCCATTCTTTACTAGGCATTTTTTCCGAATCTTTTTTAGTAAACCTTCTTTTTTTAGGTTCGCCACCACCTTGGTATTTTTGTGGCGGCAATTCTACTGCAGTAGGTCCTTGTAAGAAATCAGGTTGAACCACACTTGTTGCATCTGGTACATTAGCTAATGGTACAGTAACTTCTTTCATTGGATCATATGGTTTTGGAATCTCCAAATTATTGATCACATTAGCTGTCCACTCATTTCTTTTAGTAAGAGGTTTGCCTGCACCAAATCTTTTATGCTCAGCCAACATCTTTTCTTTGTTACCTTCTACAGTTGCTTTAACAAAACTTGGAAATCCAGAAAGTGTACCTAAGTTATACTGGTAGTCTACTAAAAGCATTTGTGAATCTTGTGGAAGATTATCAAATGTACCGGTACCATATTTTTTATCTACTTGTTTTTTTGCAAGTGCTTGGTTTTTTAATACATCTTGTTCTTGTAATTTTAATGCTTGGTCTTCTGAAATACCTCTACGTAATGCAGAATCATTAGGTGTAAGTTTATGACCATAAGCAATAGTATCTGCGCCACCTTCTACACTTGCATGAGGATACCACATACCATTCTTATAACCTTTCTTAATACTATTCTCTTGCATTCTAAGATCTGCAAGATATCTTTTCATATGTTCCGGATCTAAGTCTTTTGGAGAAGCAGCCCCACCCGGGGCAAATTGTTTTATAATTCTACCATACTTACCCATTTGAGGTTGAGTAGTATCCTGACCTTTATCTTGATTTTTAGAAATATTGTTTAGCATCCATAATATTTCTTCATCTGTATAAACACCTTTTAATTGTTTTAATGCATCAAAACCTTTTTTAGATGGTAATTCAAAATCTGTATTAAGTAATTTCTTAAAAGTTTTAGGAGTTACTTTTTCTGTAAATGGATCGTATATGCCCATTTGTTTTGCTTGATATCTTATGTCATTTAATCTTGCCCTTGTCTCAGTATCTTCTCCTACATAGTCATACCATTCTTTTTGATCTTTTAAAAATCCTTGAAAACTAGGATCATTTTTTGCTTTTAAATCTGCTTTCTTTATTTGAGCAGGTTGTCTTGCAAATTCAGGAGAAGAAAACCAATCTTTTGCTCTATGTTTATTTATCCACATCTGATCTTTATCAGGAATAGCTCTACGACCAACTAATGGATGAGGTCTATCAGTTGAATGTGACCATTCATGAGGTAACAAACCTTTAACACCAAAACCATGTGGTAGTACTGTTATATCACCAGTATCATTCATTGAAAATCCTCCGCTGCTTGGCCTATCCTTTGGTTGATCATGGTGAACTCTAGTAGTTGGATTTTCAAGATTATCCCTTCTTGCTACATCAAAATTACTCCAATTTTCAGGATCACTTTTTTGAAGCATTTCCAAATATCTTGGAGAGTTATGATATTCTTTATAATATTTCTTTACTTTGTTACTAGTATTTTTAACAGCTTTTTCAAGTGCAGCCCTTTGTTGTTTAATTACTTCTCTTCTATGTTGGAATGGATCTTTACCAATGAAACTTGGTTGACGTTCTTGATAAATATTATTTACTGCTGTTGATTCACTAACCTGTTTGTATCTAGGATCATTTTGCATAGAAACATTAGCGTTAAGCCTAGCTATTTGCTCAGCACTTGGACGAACAGCTACACCCTGCTCTTCTTGAACATATTGCCCCCATTCATCTTTAGGAAATTGTTGAGCATACTCTTCATTAAATCTTGTCTTATATCTTTTAGGTTCACCACCATCTTGATATTGACCAGTAGACGGCCCTTCTGTATTATTTAAAAATGAACGCTCTTCTTCTATAATATCTGGATTGTCTGTAGAAATTACTTCACCTTTTACATTTACAGTTGGTCTCCATCCTAGTCTTCTATCTTCATCTACAGCTTTTTGAAATGTGGGATGCCATGGTGCTTTTAAATACTTTCCAGTATTTGAATTAAGACTGTAAGCATGATAGTATCCATCATCTTGTTTTGGCTGTGAATAATCAAATTCAGCAGGCCTTCCTTCTGAATCCCAATAACCTCTTATGTCATAATTAGGATCATCACTTTGTAAATTTTCAGGAAGTGTCTTATAAAAGGTTTGAAACTTTATTTCCTCCTCAGGTGTAAGTTGTGTTATATATGGTGAACCACCATCTTGAAAATTCTTAGCATTAGGATGAAAGAATTTTTTCTTTTTAGACTTAGGTTTCTTAAACAAAGCAGACTCTCTAAATAACTCTCCTATACCATCTAAGCTTCTTGTATATTTTTTAGAATTTAATCCTCCACCTTTTTTTAATTGTGGATATTCATCAACATACTTTGCTCCCGGAAACTTATAATCTTGTCCAGGTTGCATCATTTGTTTCTGACCATTATCTGATATACCAAGTACTGGGTAACCAACTCCTTTCATTGTAATATCATTTGAAGGAATTCTTGTAGGTACACCTGGATGATTATATTGACCTTGTGGGTCAAGAATAATATCTTTTGAATATGGATTTGGCTTATTGTATTTTCCCAAATCAATTTTAGAAAGTAATTTTTTATTGTACATTATCTAGGGGAGATTTGATTCTTGGTATTAGTAATTTTAAGTATCATATTAGTATCAGTAGAAATATCTTTGATAAATCTAATAAAGTTTAAGTAATGTCTAAACTTCTTTCTTTGAGTTTCTGGCTTTTGAAAATCAAGATTAGCTGGATTTAAATCTTTAATGTAACCATTTGGTTGTGTTATCCACATAAATCTATCAGCATAGTTACCTTGTAATACAGTTGTACCAGGAATTACAGGACCTGTAGGAGGATAGTTTGATCCAATAGGAAATTCTGATCTATCTTTAGTAATATCCCAAAACTGATTAAATCTATATTTATTTTCTTCTTTGCTAAATAAGATATCAAATGATGCTAAGTTAGATTGATTCAGTTTAGGATACTGCTCACTTAGCGTAACATTATTCTTAGGGAATATATTTAAGTTAAGATATCCGGATACTTGTTCTGAATTATATATAACTGCTCTATCAAAGTTAAAGTCTAGCACATGAAATTGATCAACACAATTATTAGGTTCTCTTCTATAGGATTCTAGGATATACTCAACAGATTTTAATGTGGTAATAGATTGTCCTGTTATAATAGGAAGCTCTATCTCAAATGGATAATTAGTTCCATAGAAATTACAGTAGCTAGTACAACCACTATTATGTTTCCATATACCATCAACTTTTGTTGTTAAGAAAGTATTCTTAGTTGGAAAAGTTAAATCTGGATACCAGTCATGAAAAGAAAGAAAGAATTGATTCTTAGGGTCAAAGCTAACTGTCCAAGAAGCACTATCAAAAATAGCTTCATCTCCTAGCAAGTAAGTAGATCCTGGGAAGTTAATATTAGTAAAGTAATCACCTTTACCTTTATTTTTACCAAAAGTAACTAATGGTATATATTGAATAACATTCTGACCAACAAACTCTTGTTTTAATTTATAGTCTTTTTTAGAAAAATATACAACAGAGTTTTGATTATCATATACAGACTGACAACCAATACCAGATACTGGATTATCTTGATATGGGTAGTCTGGAAAATCATCTGTTAGCTTATATGGTAAAAACTCAGAGAACCACCATTTTAATCCAGCTTGAGAAATTTCTTTTAGACCTCCTCCATATAAGAATATCTTACCTTGGTTTTGTGAGATATAATAAATACCAGCAGGTGTACCAATTACAGATAATCTATTTTGTGATGAACCATACTCATAAGGTTTATCTGAATTAGAAACTGATTGAAGAGGTTGACTAAATAATCCACCGTCTCCAATAGTAATCTTAGTTCCAAGATCTGTTTGTAAGGTATCAACACCTTGGTACATTAAGGGGCTATCATTTTTAAATGTAATAATTATACCACTTTTATTAATTGACTTAACTGCTGAAATCTGAGATTTAAATTCTTTATAATTATTTACAAGAAAAATAAACCAACTATCTTTTGAAGACTCTTCTTGTTGTGGTAATGAATAAATTATCCTATCCGGATAATATGTGTAACAAAGTTTAGCAACTTTAGGATTATAGTATCTACTTTGTAAGTTACCTGAAGAGAAGTATTGATTAAATAACTTAGTAATGCTAAGTGAATAATCATATCTCCAGATATTACCTCTTGTAATAGTTTGAGGATCTGTGTCAAACATGGATACTAAATCAGTATACCTATAAGGATTATAATGCTTTTCATATTCCAGCTCACCATCAGTTCTAAAGTCTACTAAAACTTCTGATTCTACGAAGAAATCTCTAACACCAGAATTAGCAATATAAAAATATGAGTCATTAACTCTAAAGACACCAGGATAATTTAACACAGAGTCATTACTAAACCGATAATTTTTATTATCAAGTTTATAAAACTTTGTTGGAGATGCTCCTGTTCCCGGTTGCATTGATGTACCAAAGTTATTTGGAATTAAATCTTGAACATCATATTTCTTAGAGTTAACCCAGAATCTAGCATCTGGAATCATATTGTATAACTTGTAGTTATATTCAAAACCATCAGGTTGATCATATAACCAGTTATAAAAGAAAAGCATTGAGTTCTTTTCTGTGTATCTATTTATAAAGATGTCTCCCCCAAAAAAGATTGGAGTTCTATATATTTGATTTATTGGATAGGCAACTCCTGGATCAATTGGACATGTTGTATAAGATCCGACATTAATTACATAGTCACTTAATTTTTGCTCACATGATGTAATTGGAATTTGTTTTATAGAATCCAACTGACCATATAAATTTCTAATTCTATATTTTAAACCTGCATAGTGACTTGCAATTTGAGTTGAGAAAGGAGAACTTGGGTTTTCCCATGTTGGATAATTAGTAATAGGGTTAAGAGTTCCATTAGATGCAATATCTGTATTACCATCAAAAGCTGAAAGAGTAATTAGTGAGTTATCTCTAAATGCTGTAATCTCATAAGGTCCTGTACTTGCTCCGTTTGGATATGCAATAGGATTATAATAAGGGCCAGTTAAAGTTCTTAGTGTTACGGTATCTCCACGTTGAAGATTATTAATTGTATACCTAACATATTGACCTGTAGTGTTTAACTGGTATGACGGGACTTGTTGAATATTATCTCTAATATAAAATGAGTCTTGAAGTTTAAATCTTTGAATTTGAGTTCTATTAAATGTACCCCATCTATTATATAAACCATGTCCAATGCATTGTAAAGCATATTGTTGATATGGAATAAATGTATAGAATGCACTAATTGCTAAATTAGCACCTTCTGAAAAATAAAAAGATAATCTATTAAGAGCTCCTAATTGTGAAAGGACTGGTGGTAAATAGGCACTATCCGGAAATTCAACAGTACCAGTAATTGACATTGGAATTATACCAGACAATCCTAATGCAACTGGATTATTAACTGCAGTTGTTAATGCAAATAATGCAGCACTAGTTGAAGTAGCATCATAACCAACAGTAGCTGCAGCTAAAGCATCTAAAATAGGTGTTGTACCTCCATAATAATTTCTTAGATAATCATTATAAATATCAATAGCAGTTCCTGTTAATCCAGCTAACTCAGCTATTTGAGCTGGATTTGTATTACCAGCAGCTAACTGTTGTAGTACACCATTAATATCAGGTTGGTTCATTGTTCTTTTACCAATCATTGATATTACACCTTGAGCAGCTCCTGCAATAAATGCAACAGCTACAATAAGATCACTTAACAATTTAAACTCTGGGTGGTCTTGTGGATACTTAAATTGTTGTTGAGAATATCCTCTGAGCTCACCATATATTTTTAATTCTGTAGCAGAAAGAAATGGTGTGCTAAACATTAAATCTGGAGAGTGGATACTTATAATATCTAAGGGTACTTGTTGAGCTATTGTAGAATTAATATAAGGATCAGAATATTGAGTAGCTAGTGATGCAGCTTGTACTGGTCTAATTGAATTAAATGGATAGTTAGCATACAAACCTCTAACAATAGAACCTGCTTGATTAAGAGGATAACTTTTATTCTCAAAAGTTCTAAAGTTATTGATCATCCCTTTTGCAAGGATAGTTCTATTACCTTCTCTAGAACCTCTTAAGATTTCATAACCTACTATATCTGGAATTAGATTACCATCATTATCTACTGGAAGCAAAATATTTTCAAATACAACACCAAGAATTCTAATATTTAATTCATTTGAATTATTAGCTACATTTGGTTTATAATGAAGTGTTACACTATTTGGTCCAGTATCAGTTCCATTATCTGGAAACTTATGATGTCTAATATACTGACCACATAAGTCATTTGGATAATAACTAGTACCTTGTGAATCTATAAGTTGGGCATGTCCTTCTGGTCCTGTCCAACAGTACTCACTAGAATTCCAAATCTCTGCTTGGTTATTAGGATAAATTTCTGTTGATTCCCAATAACCCATTTCTCCAAAACCTACAACTTTACCACCATCCGGTAATGTAGTATTTAATGCTGCAGGAATTCCTAAAACAGTAGCTGTATTATAGGTTTCAAATAAAGGTTCTGTAGCTTCAAATTTATTTTGATCAAATACTCCTTGTGTAGTTTCTTCTTCTACAGAAGTTACTCCTTGATTATTTATATAAACATAATTTCTAGGAGGTCTTCCTGGAATATGATATGATGCAGATTTATCCCCTGTATCATATATCCATCTAATAAAGAATGAATATACCTCATCTCTATAGTAACTTCCTTTGTTACCTCCCTTTACATAGTAGTCTGCTGGATATTCAACTGATACCCATTTAGATCTAATTAAGTTAGCTAAAGGTTGATAGTTAAAATCAAATTTAGTTCTAGGGCCTACTCTAAGTAAATAATTATTGACCTCAGACATTTGATCTGAAGTTTCATAAACTGGAGTCTGAATAGGAATTTGTTCAATAGGAATAGTAATTAGATCTTCTTTAATTCTATCTAATTCAATTCTTTTTGTTTGAGTAGAGTAAATACCAATTTGCTTAGCTACTGTCTGTTGATTAACATTAAATACAATAACTAATATAAACTCATCAAAGTTTACTGTATCTGCAGTGACCTCTAATGATAATGCTCCTTGTAAATCCAAAGGAGACCAAATAGGTTGGGTATTACTAGGAGAAAAATAGTCTGTTACTCTTTGTCCTTTAATAGCATATGCAATAGTAGCAAAGTATGTACCGTTAGCAAGAGTTCCTCCAAGAGGTCCTAATTCCAAATTTAAACATGGGGTCTCAACTAATCTTGCAAGTCTTGTAGCAGAACAATTAAGTTTGTTATCATCAAAACAAAATTCACAAGGAACTGCTGGAGTACACTTTTGTTTCCATTGAACTCCAGGCCACAACATTTGTTGACCAGTTATACTTGTATATGTATTCTGTTGTGGGGTGCCATAGGTTCCAAATACTGGAAACTGTGATGGACTTGGCCATAGTTGTGGATCTCCTACATTAAGATATCTATCTGGATTTAATCCGTCTGCCCAATATACTTGCCATGAACAATCTTCTTTTTCTCTTGCTACACCAGATATAAGATATCTTTTATCAAATGCTAAACAGGTATCTTGTACAATAGGTCTATAAATACATCTTGCTTCGTCAAGTAATCCAATTTCTGATAATACAGGTTGCCCAAAACTATTATGACCAGCTGTATATATAATCCATTTATCAGAAAACAATTGAATTCCACCAATAATGTATTTATTAGTTACAGCAAATTGACCTGTAGTAGGCATTGTAGCTCCTGCAGTAGCACAAAGAAAGTTTGAGGTCTCATTAGATAATGTACCTATATTACCTTCATCAGTATTATTTACAGCATTTCTTGCATGCGTCCACATGCCCTCTGATACAAATGAAGGATCAGAATCTTTATTAAGACCTTTTACAAAGGTGTTAGTAATTAACTGTGCACTATTTTGTCCTTGCTGTTTTGCCATCTTATATTACTCTATTGCGCCCTAAAGCTCCACGATAATTATTATTTGGTGAATGGCTCATAAACATGTTGTAGTATTTACCATACATAGCTTTTCTATTAGCCCACCACATCTCTTGAAGCTCTCTAAAGTTTGGTGTATTAACAACACTTAATGCTTGATTTCTAGCAGCTCTAAGTCTTTGTTCAATAAGTTGCATTCTTTGAGCAACATCTTCTCCATTAAGATAAAGGTTTTCCATTATCCTTGCTTTTAATGCATACTCATAGTACTCATTAAGAAGGTCGTGATCTGGAACTAATAAATTACCATCTTCATCTTCCATTTGACCTTGGTAGTTAAGATATACTTTACCCGTTTGAAATGTAGTAAATAAAAATCCACCTTTGATCCAACCTTCATTTGCAGCATTCCAATAAAGATTTGGGCAATCACATTCAATTTCTTGACTAGCCTTCATTCTTAATGGAATAAGTTCAGTATATCTTCTAGTTGTTCCAGAGTTATTAATAACTTGAATAAGTTCATGTTTCTCTCCTTTACAATTCATAAAGACTCTTGGTCTTGTACAAGTATCTCCATAAGGATTTAATGGATCATATGATGTAGGAATAGTACTAGGAGAACATGTAGCAGGACATGTGTTGTCTGGACATGCTGCAGTATGGTTGCATGGATTTGCATTACATACAGAGCAGTTTATAGTTGCTGGTGCACATACATCTACATGACCTGGAGTTTCTACATAAGGTACTTCCTGAATATTAGTTCCACCTACATATCCATCATATCCTACATGCTCAGTAAATTCTCCACAGATAAAAGCAAAGTTAAAAGTATAGAAGTCATCTGGTAATTTTACTTTACCATGACAAACCTCTAAGATTACTTCTCTCTGTTGATTAATTCTTAAACCTAAATCATAATTAAGTTTCTTAGTAAGTTTAATTAATTGCTGTGGCTCTATCATATTTTCTAGAGCAAATGAACTTAAGTCAACTGTTACATCTTCTAACAATTGATTAAAAGTTCTATATCTAAGAGTGTAATTAAAATCCATTATCTAAGTACGTTTTGACTATCATCAGATCCATCTGCTGGAACTTGCATAGCTATGGTTAACTCTTTTACTGTAAATTGTTCAATTTCAGAAAATAAATATTCTGGAAATGGTAATGGTTGATCTTGTTTAATTAAACAATCATCTGTAGTACAAGTATCTACTTGACCTTCAAATATTGCCTCCATACGGATAGCATCCCAATCTACATTAGGTAGATATAAGTAACCATTTAAATACCAAAAATATATACTTCTATTATACTTAAACGTTGTGCTTTTAGTCATAGAAATCCAAGTACCCGGATCTGTTCTAAATAACTCAATAGTACCATCTATTGAAGATACTGTACGTATAATTGGACCAAATGTTCCATTTAAAATTGTAGGAAGCTTTTCTTTAGATCTTTTAAAATAACAACCAGAGTATACACCAATACATCCTGCTTCTACTTTATCTACATCAATAAGTTCAAGGTAAGGCAATACTTGAAAGATTGAACTAATCTTCATTAATCTAAATTGATTGTCTTCTCTCTTTAAAAGAGTTTGACCATACTTAGTTAATAAAAAGTATATAGTTCTATCTGTAAGAAACGGATCTTCTTTTGAAGCCTTAAGTGTGTTTCTTACCCTAGAAATTGCTTCACCAATTGTTGTCATAAGTCAAATTCATTATAGTCATTCAGTTTTTGTTTAACTGAGTTATTTATAAAATCTCTATAAATTGTTTTCTGATAGTCTAGTTTAAGTTTTTTAGTTGAATCTACATGTATATATAAGTTCCAATTTTCTGGATAAGTTTTTGCCACACTTCTTTTAAAATCTCTACATGCCACAAACTTCCAAAATTCTCTATTCTTCATTTTATGTTTTAATGCATAACTTGTAAAAAATATTTTAGCTAGTTTTCCATCTGTCTCCCAATTTTTATTGGTTACTGAAACTCCATACTTATTAGATTTAGCATAGTCAATATTTTCTTTTTTACTTTGCGTGCATGATCCAATAAATAACCAGCCAATAGATTCTGGCAATTGTATACCATCTCTATTTTCAATTACAACATTATATACGTGTTCATTAAAAATTTTAATAAT